GTTTCTGCATCCTACTGCTTGTTCAATAGAATCGAATCCATCTTTTTTAAGTAAGTTAACTAATCCTCTGTTAATTTCGTTGATGTTTTGAGGACCATCAAATATCATAGTTGTAATCATATGTAGTAAACTTGCACCAGATGTAATTTTTTCGTATGCATCTTTAGCAGTAAAGATACCACCAACACCTATGATAGTTAGTTTTCCTCTAGTTCTTCGATACACATGTCTAATCACATTAGTTGATATTCTCTGTAAAGGTAGACCACTCATTGCGCCTTTGCCTTCTGGCAATCTGCCGTCTACAGTAGGATATTCTTCTGGTCGGTGTTCACTATTGTATTGTGGTTTTGCAAGATTAGTGCAAACAACTCCGTCCATACCATGTTCAACACATGCATCAACTATTATATTTATCTCATCTAAAGTCATGTCAGCTGCGAGTTTGACATAGATAGGTTTATCACTTATTGGTCTAATCTCTTCATTGATTGCTGTGAGTAATGTATCTAAATTATCTTTATCTACAAATGGTTCACCATCTTGTGTATTAGGACAACTAATGTTTACATCATAGTAATCACCTACATCTTTAAATAGTTTCATAGTTTTAAGATAGTCTGCAATAGAATCTTCTAGTATAAACTCTGGTGTTAAGTTTGAATTAGCGGCATTGATGCCTACTCTTAAATCACCGAAGTCTTCACCAGATAATCTTGATGATATCTTTTCAGAACCCTCGTTGTTGAGACCATACCATACTACGATTGCTTTAGACTTAATCATTCTAAACAATCTTTTACCTGGATTTCCAGGACATATCTCACCTGTGAATGAACCTAATTCTGCAAGACCGAATCCTATATGTGGATATATCTTTGTAAGTTCTCCGTCTTTATCAAAACCAGCAGATAGACCTACAGGGTTTTTATAATCAACACCATCAACTGTAATGTTCAAACTATCATGTTTGTAGTTCATTAAAAGTGATGTGAGTTTTCTTGTGAGCCAAAACTTGCCTAAAAATACACCAACTCTTTTGAGTGAGTAGTGTGCTTGTTCTGGTTCCATTAAGAATATTAATGGTCTAATTGTTTGAAATCCAGCCCACATGAACCAGTTTCTTATTCCTATTATATATCTCATATTGATATTCCTGTTATTGATAGTATAGAAATCATGAAGATACCTACGAGTGTAGTTATCTCCATGGAATCTTGAAGTTTTTCGAGTTTCTTTTTAGTCATTAATATATCCTCATAGATGTTGAGAAATATATTACTATAAATGGTACTACAAAAGGAAGAGTCATCAGCACTAGAAATTCGATAGTGTCAACAATTTTTGCTTTAGTCTTTCGACTTGCTCTGTTAACTTCTCTAGCTTTTCGCACCATGCTCTTCGCAAATAAAGTTGCTGTGGTCATGGTTTTCCTAAAAGTTATGTTATAAATTATATGTATAATAGTATATATACCAGGATTATACGCACTTATTTATTAAGTTTTAAAACCTAATGTAGTTTTTTCTTATCTGTAGGTGGGAGTGACTCTTCGAATTCTAAATCAAAGTCCTCATAATCATAATCTTCTGATACTTCATTAATTAAATTATCTAAAATCTTATTTAAATATTTTCTTTTTGCAGTTCCGTTTATCAAAGGTATTGAATTGTTTTCTAACATATCTAACCATTGAGAACTTGCTTCATCATAAAAGGGAATATATTGTTCATTCATTACATTTCTATGTAGAATGTGGTCTATAGGAACTGTCACTGTAGTATCTGATGATAATGGTGCATAAGGATAAAATGTTGCAAGTGTTTCTATTGGCGTTGCACCAGCTGATAGTCTGCACACCATCGGTAATGTGACTTCGATACCTGTTGCTGTATCTCTTGTCATACCAACAACCTCTAAACCGTTTCTAAGTTTTAGAACTTCATATTGTTTAGGTGTTAAATCTGATGGTCTTGTCATTATTTTAAATCGAATTGTTGTATTGTATAAGGAAAACTTTCCTCGTTATAGATATTTATCCTTTCTTTTAAGTGATTTAGTGTGTGATTTTCACACTGTAAATCATCTGCAATATCAAATAACCTCATACTATCTTTACCCTCGGTTTTACGAAGACCTCTACCGATTGATTGCAAGTTTCTTATTCTTGATTTTGAAGGACTTGCAAATACAACATTGTCAATTTTTTTAATGTTTACTCCAGTAGAGAATGTACCGTATGATGCAAGGATAGTATCTTGTTTATTCTTCTCTACAATCTCTCTAACTGATTCTCTGTCTTCTGTATCTGTACCACCATAAACATAGTGTAGATTTCCACCCATGTCTGTGTTTGACATTCTATCAAATAACTTTGCACCATGCTTCTCTACATACTGAAACAACACCAGTGTATTACCTTTTAAACTTCTAACAAGATTTACTATGAATTGATTTCTACCTTGATGTGATACTAGATAGTCCATTTCATCTTGGTATGACATTTTCTTCTGTTTAGTATGACGAAGTATGATGGTCTGTATGTCGATTTTTGCAATCGTGCCATCTTCAATTAACTCTGCAGAAGATACCACTTTCTTAACAGGACCAAAAAGACCCTCTAATTGTAATCTATGAACTTCGGTACCATCTAAAGTTCCTGTGGTTCCTATTCTAATTGCAGTAGTCTTCATCTTCTCTAAGATACCTTTAAGTGTTGTTGCTTTGAATAGATGTGCCTCATCACCAACTACTACATCAAAAGATTGTAATACTTCTTTAGGTGCTTTTGCAAAACTCTGCCATGTAGTGACCGTGATAGGTGCATCGAACACTTCTTGACCATGATATATCTTACAGATTGGTTCTTTATAACCATAATCTATAAAGTCTTTTGTCATTTGTTCTACAAGTGATGTAGTTGGCACTATGATAATTGTTTTCTTATTGTAGTATCTTGCCAACATATAGATAATAAGAGATTTACCAGAGGCTGTTGGAGATAATAATAACTGTCTTCCATATTGAACACTGGATTTTAGTGCTTCTAATTGATATCCACGAGGTTCAAATGGTAAGTCAAGCCCCTTGACAAACTCATCTAATTCAGGTTGTCTCTCTTTAACACCTAAAATATCTTCAACTCCTTCAAATTCAAACCCTCTTTCTTTACAGAACTCATCGATATAAGGTAAGAGACCTATGTAAATCTTATTTGTTTTAATTGAAAATAGTCTAACTTTACCATCCCAAAATTTGTTTCTGTAAGACGGCATGAACTTTGCATTTGGAACTGTAAAGGAAAAGAAATCAAATAAGTCTCTTGCAAGACCATCATCACAATGGACTTTTAAAAAGACCTCATCGATTTTAGAAACTCTTACTATATTAGACATAACTATTACCTACACACCAGCCGACAAAGGATTTTCTTTGGCCTCTTGTCACTGGAGTGACTTGATGATGCACATATGAAGGAAAGAAAAATATTGAACCCTTGTCCTTTACTGAGTAAGGTAATGTTTTGATAGCGTTAGTCACATCTACTATAGGAGAATCATGCATTCTGTCAAAGACTTGTTGTGACTCCAACCATTGAAAATAACCACCCTCATAATCATCTGGATGTGATAACTGTAATGTGAAACTTAATTTTCTTAACTGATTCCTATCGTCTCTTTCTGGACCTGAATCTGTATGCCAAGTATAAAAATCTCCTCTATCCTTTTTAGTTGTTTCGGGAGCATCATATATTGTATACTGATAAGCCTGTCTATATGCAATATCAAAGTTCCAACCTGTGTCTTCATTTGCTAAACACATAGCATCATGTATCTTTTGTTCTATATGTGCAGGCATCATATCTTGTGTGAACCAACATACCGAAGAACTTCTTATTCTGTTGTCATCAGTTCCCTCACCTTTTTTACTAGACTCAGATGGATTACCTATTTGTCCTGTTTTTATTTCAGTTTGCTTTGCGATATCTATAAGCGTATCACATTCCTCTTCTGTAAAGTATGCTGGTAATCCATATAGATAGTTATGATATAACATTATTGTCCTGCCATAAACTTTCTCCAATCGATTGTATTCTTAATCGTTTGGTGTCTCCAAGTAATATTTTGCATACACTCTTTGAGAAAGTCCATTTGTATTTTAAGTAAATCTTCTCTTGCTTTTAATTTGGTTAAGTCTTCATCTGAATTAAAGAAGTAATGCATATCTGCTTTCATAACTCTCATACCATCAAATGGGTCATCTTTCCAACCATGTTTATCTATGGTCTCTTTATCTAACTTACCATTATACCACAACCATTTATCTTTAAGAATAAGGTTGTATTGAAACTGAACTTGTTTGAGTTTGACCAAAGTATCAGTAAGTAGTTCTGAATACTTTGCATGGAGTTTTGGCACATCAAGACTTGATTTGTCGAGTTCTATATCATCGACAATACAGTCTTCTGTCCACATCAATTTAATTTCATCTAAAGTCATATGTGACCATTATATCATAATATACTAGTATTTATAAGGGGTTTTAAGAGCTGGATTCTATGTCGTAATACGAGAATATAAACTCTACTTGACAAGTCACTGGTTCACTATCAGAACCAGAAATTAATTCTAATTCTCCTAATGATGTAGGAAAACAATCATGAAATCTAAAGAACTTGTTTGGTATGTTTTTATTAGTATTTGTGACTAATGTAATATCAGAATACTGATTTAAATCACTATCAACACCACTCATTAAACCAGTCGGTGTTTTTTGAGTAGCTGTGTAGGCAGTATAATCTGCTGGGTCTTGTATAGGGATAATTGCATTCATCCAATCATAAACTTCTTTGAAGTTTTCTAAATCTTCATCTACTAAGAATTTAACTGATAGTTTACCAAACTCAATCTTATCACCTGGAAAATATGCATCTAGTCCAACACCAGCACCTTGTCTGAGTTCACTAAATGTAAGACCAGGTATATTAACAGATTGAACATAGTATTCAACTGTTGGTATCTTGTCTATAAGTAATCTAAAGTTATTCTTGTTTAGAATAGATTTATTAATCGTTGTCAAGTTTGATTATCCTCTTATTTGATGAAGTATCATGGTAATCATTACCTCTATACTCTCTTAAATTCACTTCTTCACATAGATAACCATCTTGTTCATAAAGTGTTGTTATCTTTCTGCTGATGATTCCTTTAGTAGTTTCTTTACCTTTTGGAAATGCTTTTGACTCCCAAGGTCCTTCTAAAACATCAACTGTCTTTTCATATTGTTTCATAGTATTCTCCATAACTATTTATATTTATGCGTTGACAAAGCGGTCGCTTTTTTCGTATAATATAAACATGACAAAAAGATTTAAAACAATTCCACCAAAAACTATCATCTTTGATGTTGACGGAACTATTGCAGATGTTGAACATAGAAGACATTTTGTTAATGGTAATAATGACTGGAATTCTTTTAGAAAAGAAACTGTAAACGATACACCTGTTCAATGGGTGTGTGATATTGCAAAAAGATTTATTGCACAAGGAGATAATGTTGCATTCTTCTCCGCAAGAAATGAATCTGAAAGAACAATCACTGAGAAACAAATCTCTGAATGGATTGGAGATGGCCATCAAGGAGTCTTTTTGAGACCTGATGGAGATTTCACATGTGATGCTGAGTTCAAATCCCAATTGGCAGACAAGTTCTTGTCGGTTGGTGGTCAGATTGATTTGATTTTCGATGATAGAAATAAAGTCGTTGATATGTGGAGAGCAAAAGGATTCAATGTAGTTCAAGTTGCAGACGGAGATTTTTAGGAAACCGAGGAATCGTCAACCTCTCTGGTAAACCAGGCACAAGACCTAATGACGATAGTGAAGTGCGAAGTTCCTAGAAAAGAGACCCCAATTAACCTGCTGAAGAGTGAGAAGTGATTGGGGTTTCGTTTATCTGAACCAAAAAAAATCCCCTCAAAGGAGGGGATTTTAATATCGATAAATCGATTATACAGATTATAGAATGTTTGAAACAGCCATCTTTCTGTAGTATTGGTTTGAACCTGCTGATGCAAGTCCGTCTGCTGGTGTAGCACCAACAAAAGGATTAGATACCATTCCGTATCTTGTTTTGAAACCAATTTTCGGTTGGAAAGTATTCTCACCAACTGCACGAACCATTTGTAATGGAACATACGGACAGTAGAATAAACCAGCGTCATAAGGATTGCTTCCTCTGTAACCAACTGTCATATAATCAACACCTGCATAAGGGTCGATGTATACTTTAACTTTACCGTTAAGAACACCAGCAAATGTATTGCCTGTGTCATCAACATTTAAAGAAGTTGATAAAGCAGGTGTGTAATCTAATACTCCTGCCATTGAAAGAGCTGATGCAACATCAGAAGAACAAAGAATAAAGTTACCTTTACCTCTTCGTGTTTCTTTTGCTATAACATTAGCTTCTCTTTCGATTTGGAAAATCAAACCTTTGAATTTCTCAACTGACCATCTACCGTTAGCATCAACATCTAAGTTGAAAGTACCTGCTGAAGCTGTAGAAGCCGCACCAGTTTTTGCTTGTAAGTTAACATTTCTGATAACTTCACGGTTGATTTCAGCAAGAATCTCAGATGATAAGATGTTTGCCAATTCTGATTCTGCATCAAGACCGTGGATTGCTTTGAGGTCTTGTGCTAATTCGAGTGTATACTCAGCTTTTAATGCTCTGGATTTTGCAGTCACAGTTGCTTTCTCAATTGTGAAAGCCATTTCTGCAAAGTGATTCCCTGCTGCGTCACCTAAACTCTCTGCGTTAGCAGTTGACATACCAGCACCTGTTGTAGATGCGTATGAAGGAGTTGAAGTGTCGAATGGGTCACCAATTGGGTCTGAACCTACTGAAGTAGATGTAGTTTGCGGATTAGAAGAGTAATCTGAACGAGCTTCGTTAAATAAAGCTTCTGACATATTATCTCTAGTAGCGTCTACATCGTCATGATATCTTGCTTTCATAGCAAAGATAAGACCTGTAGGACCAGTCATTGGTTGAACACCACAAATGTCGTAAGCAACGAGATTTGGCATAGCTCTACGAACTAGTGAAATTAGGATTGGGTCCCAATTACTAATCGCTGAGCCAGTAGCATTTAAAGGTGCAGCTTCTTCAAGAGTTGCTCTATCTTCGTTCAGAGCTTTCTCTTGGTTTTCAAGAATAACTGCGGTTACAGCTCTCTTATAGTTGTCTTCGATTTTTGGTAAATCGGAGTGTTCAAGTATAGGAGACCATTTTTCTTGTAAATTTTCTGATAAAAACATTTTTACATTTTTCCTTTAAATTAACCTAATGGTTTTAGTTTACTTATAGCAGATGAATATCTTGCAATAGTTGGGTCAAGAACTTCTTCAGATGATGAATCATCTTCGAAAGAACCTGTTCCTTCTTCTACAGTCATTTCTTCTGCAATGTTGTCACCCTCAACTTTTCCAAAATAAGCTTCTTTGATTTCAGCAACTTTCTCTGAGAAATCTGCTGTATCTTTGAAGTCTACTCCGTTTGAAAGTGATTCCATTTTCTCTTTTTGTGATTCAGTTAAGTCTTCACAGGCTTCTCTGACCACATTTGCTCTCTTCAATGAATCTAACTCTTCTGAAACTTCCATATTCTTGGAAACTTCTGAATCGAGTTTTTGTTCCATTTCATCGAGTCTATTTGCGAGTTCGTCCATGACATTATACTTATCTTCTGGTACTTCAACATAGTGTTCTGTGAACAATGTTTTCATTCCTTCGATAAAGTTTTCAGTCATTTCCGCTCTCAAACCTCTTTCTATTGCAAGTTCGTTTTCTTTCGTCCACTCTTCTGCACAATATGTAAGATATTTGTCAACTGCTTCCGCAAGGTCACCTTTAACAGTTTCTACTGAGGTTTTTAATTCGTCTGAATACTGAGATTCTAAAGACTCTTTAATCTCTGCAACTTTTGATTGAACAGCTGCTTTAAAGATTGTTCTAGCTTTCTCTGCATTCTCTTCTGATAGTTCGAGTGCTTCTGAGATTGCATTGAGGTCGTCTTCAACTTCTATCTCTACTAATGAAGATTCCAATTCTGAATTATCGACTGACTCTTCCATTTCGTCATCGTCATCGTCATCATCTTCTTCTTCTTCGTCTTCATACTTCTCGGCAACTTTAAGCACTGATGCTTCGTCCATTCCTTTTAGCATTTCAACGATTTTTCTAGCGACTTCTGCTTTAGTCAAGGTTTCGTCAACTTCTTCTTCTGACATTTCACCAAAAGTTTTTTGAAGTTCCTCTTTGGTCATATCCTTCATGTTGTTGACAATCGCCTTGATTGATTCCATTTTAGACATTTTAACTTCGTCTTTATCGGAATCTTCATCTTCTTTAAGTTTTTCTGATTTCTCAGGAGCAGGTGCAGATTTGTTTACTGCATCTTTAACTTGTTTGGTTTCGTCGCCAGCCTTTTTAACTGATGCGACAGATTTGTCAACAGGATTTTCTTCAGGTTTAACGACCTCACCCTTACCCGATTCGATTTTCTCCTCGTCGGATGAACCTTGCTTAACAGGTTTTGTGTCACCTTTTTCAGCTTTAGCGTCAGGTTGTCCTGCCTCCGCAACTGTTTCAACAGTTTCTTCTGTTGATTCTAGGTTATTTTCTAACTCTGCCATTTTTTTCTCCTGTTATGAGTATTAAACTATTTATAGTTTACTTTTTTATTTATATGTTATAGACTCTCAACGAACCTTTTCCATAAATTTAATTTGGTTTCCTCGATTTTTGACGCTTGGACAGTGCGGATTTCTCTCTGCATTGCTTCAAGTTCAACAGCTTTGAGTAAACCGTTCTCCATTACCCACTCAACTCCTTCATAAATGCCTTCTACGAAAGCTTCTGGAGCACTTGGGTCTGCTACGATGTCCGCAGCTGTTGCCAGCTGAAAGTCACCCTTAACATATTGTGCATCACCTTTTGACTCTAGCGAACCTAGGCCTCTTGATGAAACACCTAATTTAGCACCATCTTTAATCAAACTTCTTACGATTTGACCGTTTGGAGTGCTTAAAATCTTTGCTCTCCCTATATAATTATCACCATCTTCTTCTAGTGATGTAATTAAATGGGAAACTCTGTCTAAATTGATAGTTGGACCCTCTGGATGTCCTAACTCACCGAATGCTCGGTCTTTGTCAATGAATTCTTTTCTATAACGACCTACTTCTTTTTCCATTATGTTCTTTGGATAAACTCTGCCGTTTCTATTTTTTATTTCTGATTGCATGAATACGCCTTCGATGTAGTATTCTTTCTCACCATTCTCGTTTTGTTCGATGATTACAGGTGATATTGCATAATCGTTATATTCAGATATTAGTTTCATTGAATAACTCCTTAAATTCTTCTATAGAAAATGATTCTCCCATAGACTTTAAGACATCTTTTATGTCTTTCATTTGTGCTTCTGCACTTTTGAGGTCTTCGTATACATCACCTGTGTTCATTCCTTCTAAAAATACAAAGACATCATTACCTTTTTGTGAATAAGATAAGTCATAATTTTTATTTCCAACAGATACAACCTCATTTTTGAGTTGTTTATGACCAACAGGCA